AGCAAGACGTTGCATCCACCGTGTTGACAGTAGGATGGGGCGTACACCCATCGGTCTTGCTTGGGTTAGATGCTTAGACGTTGAAGGACTGTACTTGTCCTCGTTCTCAAACCACATCCCCTCGGTGTAGATGTACAAAGGGTGGTGTGTATCGTAAGAGTACACGGTGTAAACTTCATGGTCTGCATCCACCAATGAGTAGATGCCATAGAGGTTACTCCCCTTGAAGGGTTCACGCTTCTCAACGTAAGGTCTGCATTTGGTGTTGGCTACACGAGGTAAGCCTACAAGGTCTGATTGGTTCATATCATCCTCCAATAAGTTGTAGAAAGGGCAGAGGGGTTACCTCTGCCTTGGTGTGTCAAGTTAGAACAACTTGGCTTTAGGTGCATTGGATGTTGCACCTTCTTGCAACACTTCCATACCTTCCAATGTTTCGCACTTGATGTACAGTGCACCACCTGCTTGTGGTGGGGCTACTACCTTAAAGGTGTTGTTCTTTACACTACCCTTAACGCTCTGTACCTCAAAGGCAGAAAACGTACCGTTCTCGTTGACCTTCTTGGCTACCACAGTAATGGTGAATGTTACTGGCTTGATGGACTTCTTCACAGTTGCTTGCATTGTATTACTCCTGAAGTTGATTAAGTTTACATTACATCTTTGACACCACAGCGGTATTGCTGGGGTCAGGACTAGATTGCCACGCTCGGCGAAAAACGCAAACACAGGCTGGGCAAGGCTTGGCGGGTGAGTGACCGCTAACTTCGGAGGGTCGGCTGAGTTGTGTAATTTTACAAGGTCATGCCATAATCCATCACCGCGAGTAACAGATACAAAGACAACTGTCAAATACAAAACTTAGATTGTTAGGAATGTTTAATGAAATCAACAACTTACAGCGGAATAATCTAACTAATCTAAAAAATCTTGTAAGGTTATGGTGACAACACGCAACAACATGTACCCGCCTTCCTTAACTTTACAGTCTTGACCCTAGATGAAAGGGCGTATGTGTAAATCAGATAGATTATTTAGATTATTTAGATTAACTCTACTACTAGATGGCTAAGACCCGCATAAACACTGGCTTCCAACGTGTCAAGTTAAACCTTACAACAATCTAAATGGGGTAAATGTCTTAGATTGTTCATGGATTAAGCTGTTATGCCCCTATATTACTTTACATTACACGCTAAACTTGTCATGGCTGCACCCCCCGGCGTATGGTTTATATATAATATACATAAAATGTAAAGTTTTAGGTACAAAAAAACCCACCTTTCGGTGGGCTTGGGGTTAGAACAGTGCCATTGACAGCCACAACAGCACGTAAAGTACTGGTGCAATGATGATGGCGGCTACTTCGGGGTGTTTCTCGCAGAACTTTTCCATGTATATCTCCTGTAAGGCAGGGGATTTCTCCCCTGCTTGGTTTACTTCATCGTTATCCGTACATCCTGCATCGGGATTCCGTCGTCAATCAACTCTTGTTGGAACTGTAGGGCTTGTTTGTCCCGCTTGAACCAGCGAAAGTAGATTGAATCGCCTTCTATCCACTTGACACAGAACTTGTGTAACTCTGCTTTACGTACCTTCATTGGATTTCTCCTCATGGTTTTAAAAGAAACCCGACTGCTGTCACCAGTCGGGCTTGGGGTTAGAACAACTTACGCTTTACGGCTGTCGCCTTTGGCTCGTCGTCTGACAGTATCTGCAATCCGTCTAAGCTCAGGGCTTTCAGGTAGATTGCACCGCCTGCCATTGGGGGTACTGAGGTTTTAAACTCGTTACCCTTGACGCTTTGCTTTACCACTTTGGCGGTTATCCCGCTTAGTGTCCCGTTCTCGTTGATACGAGTAGCTGTGATTTCAACCGTCACAGTGACGGGGGCGATTGACCGCTTAGCGGTCGGAGTGCGTTCACTCATGGTATAACTCCTAACAAGGTTAAAGAACATTCCGCTTTCGGCGGGTCGGTGCGAATTGCATCGACAAATTCAGATTGCCTAAACTTTACAGAAATGTCAAATACGCCTGAAATCAAGGCTTGGGCGCGGTTCTTTTTTGCTTTGTGGCTTGCTTTGGCTGGAGTCAGACGGGGGGGTACATGGATTGCGTTTTTGCACCCCGCCCCTATATAGGTAAACCGCTTAAACCAAGACCCAAAAAAAGGAACGTGTAAAGTTAGCTCAATCGCCAAATCTGTTGACACCCAAGTAAGTTGCTGTGTTATATTTCGGACATGGATACCCTACCACTACACCACACCAAGTGGTCAGATAGGCTGGCGTTCGACATTGCCCTCACACTAGAGGGTAGCGGCGAGACCTTGCAAGAGGTCATAACACGTCACAAGATAGCCGCATCTGACATTATCAACTTCAACGCCGACCCGGTGTTCTTGAAGAAGGTCGAGCATTATCGCGGCGAGATTCAAGAGAAGGGCCTGACGTTCAAGCTCAAGGCCCGTGCCCAAGCGGAAGAACTCCTGACAACTTCTTGGATGTTGATTCACGACCCAGCCGTATCCCCCGCAGTAAAAGCTGACCTGATTAAATCCACGGTCAAGTGGGGTGGCTTAGAGCCGAAGACTGAAGTGGGTACTGAAGGTGGGACTGGTGGAGTGCGCATCACCATCAACTTGGGGCCAGACCCGAAAGATGCCCGTACGATTGAAGCTGATGTAATTGAGGCCACAGATGTCACTGCCATCGGCGATTGAATACCACTTTACAGAGACGTATGAGGGTATGCGGGCGGCAAGGTTTGCCTCCGCCAGCGAAGCCCACAACATGGAGACCAACCTCAAGTGGCTGAGTCTGTCGTACAAAACCAAAATCATCAAACACAAACGCAAGGGTAATAGCTACCTTGTGTTGCTAGTGGAGGTACACAGTGGCACTTGACGTTAACTACACACCGCCCCCAACGGGTAAGAAATTCATGGCGTCCGACGCCAAGATGCGAGTACTGATGGGGCCAGTCGGCTCGGGTAAGTCGGTCACGTCATCGTTCGAGATTATCCGCAGGGCCAGTATGCAAGTGCCCAACGCTCAAGGGATACGCCGGACACGGGCGGCGATTGTGCGTGAGACTGCACGGCAGTTGCAGGATACGACCATCAAAACATTCTTGGACTGGTTTCCACCGGGGCAGTGCGGTCAGTACATGCGCACCACCAAAACTTACTTCTTCAAAGTGGGGGATGTCGAGTGCGAGATTATGTTCCGTGCCCTTGACGATGCGGATGACGTAGCCAACTTGAACTCCTTGGAATTGACATTTGCTTGGTTTAACGAGTGCCGAGATATTCACCCCGACATTGTGGATGCGATGTCTAAGCGTATTGGGCGATTCCCGTCTGCCAAAGACGGTGGCCCAACGTGGCATGGGATGTGGGGCGATACCAACCCACCGACTATGGATACGTGGTGGTACTACCAGATGGAAGGGCTTGACCCTAAAGATGGTGTGTCTGCCAACGACAACGGCTGGGATGTGTTCAAGCAACCGTCCGGTCGAAGCGTGTATGCCGAAAACGTGGAGAACTTACCCGATGGCTACTACGATACCCAAGGTCGCTCGGAAGAATACATCCGTGTCTACATCGACGGCGAGTACGGTTTGTCGTCTGCTGGTATGCCCGTCTACAAATACTTCAGACCGGACTACCACATGGGCAAGCAAAAGCTCCGCCACATCAACAACGGTGTGCGCCCTATTGTCATCGGCATGGACTTGGGACTCACCCCCGCCGCAGTCATCGGACAGCAAGACCCCCGAGGTCGGGCGCTGATACTTGGTGAGTGTGTATCGTTTGACATGGGTATCCAGCGTTTCGTGCGCACCATGCTCAAGCCCATGATTTATGAGCGGTTCGGTGGTGCACCCATCCTAGTGGTCGTTGACCCTGCGGGTGTGCAGCGGGCGCAGACTGACGAGCGCAGTGCGGTTGACATCATCAAGGCTGAGGGATTGAAGGTCATCCCTGCCAAGACCAACAACGTGTCAGCCCGACTCAATGCGGTAGACGACTATCTCATGCGCCAAGTTGACGGCGACCCAGCGTTCTTACTTGACCCCGGGTGCACACAGCTTAAGGCTGCCATGATGGGCGGGTATAGGTACAAACCCAAGGGTGACGGCGACATCGACAAGAACAAACATTCACACGTAGCTGAAGCGTTGCAGTATCTGATGCTGCACATTGCCTCGGTAGGTGAAGGACATCACATGCCGCAGCGGCGCGACATTCGCCCTGTTGCATCTGCGGGGTGGACTTGATATGATGGTGGTACTGCAAGCAGGCAGTTGTCACCTCCCCTCCAAGGGACTTACCCCCGTCGAGTTCGCTCCGGGGGATTTTTTTCGCTTGCACTTTATTTTTGAGTATGTGTATACTTCCTGTCATGTGCAACCTACAATATGTGGTAGGTTGCGAATCAGGAGGCTGTAATGGCAAAAGTTAAGGTTACGAAGACTTCAAAAATCTTTTCGGACAACGAGAAGATGGACAACAGTGGCCTTGCTGGTAAGCCTAAGCAGTATGAACCTCTTGAGTGGAAACCACCTGTGATGACTATTAAGGACATCATGGAAGTCCAAGAGTACAAGACAAACAAACGCCCTGATA